GCAAAAGGCGCAACCGTCGTCTGTGCAGCGCATTGTAACAAGCACCGTGACGCTGCAGGCAAGTTGATATTTGAAGGCGTCGGCGACGTGGAAGCCGACTGCGACAACTTGATCTACATGGAGAGTGCAAAGGACGCGCACGGCGTTAGAACCGTCTCTACTGAACCTAGCGACAAAGTGCGTGGCGTATTCGCGCCCCGTAGCTGGCTGATACATCCAGACAGGACCGTGGAGGCTGTTGAGCGATACGTCGACGTCAAGGCTACCGCAGAGGCATCACGCCAGCACGAGAAGGACGAAACCACCATAGCGGCTATTCAAGCCGGTATCCTGGACGACCACCATAAGCGCATCGAGCTTTTCGATTACGTAACGAAGAAGCACGCCATCAGCAAGCGAGACTTTGACAGCGTTATCAAGAGGTACTGCAGAGGCCAAACGGACGGCAAAACAACGCCGCTGTGGAGTAGCGCCAAGCAATTTAAAGACAACGCTAGCTACTACAGCCTGGTTGAAACAGACGCATGACCCGCCCTCTGAACCTACGATACGACGGGACGACCGAACCTACCGAACCTACCGAACCTACCGAACCTACCGGATCAACAATTCTGCAAATTCGCAGGTTATGCCGCCTTGCCGGTGCCCAAAACCCGCGTAGTTACTGGGTTGTATCGGTAGGTTCGGTATTAACGGTAGTATCGGTAGTTACATGTTTTGGGGGGCGGGTATGAAACTGCAACTGATCACCCATTGCGGGAAGAGGACGGACCGGAAGCTGTCCGACCTGGACCTGATGACCAAGCTAATCAGGACGATGCCATATCCACAATTGACCCAGACGGACCGGGAGCATGTCAAAGCGCTTTTGGACCGGCAGCACACGCAACGCGAGCAAGATAGATTCGCGCCTATTTACCAAATGGAGGCAACACCATGAGCGAAACCATAGCAATCGTCCCGCTCCCTATCGCACCGTGCAAACACTGTGTTGAGAACGCAAGGCACCAAGACGAAATTTTCGGATTGATATGGTGCGAGCACCACCGTTTCGGAGGCGTTTATCACGTGGAGATAGGGCTGTGGAGCTTGTACGGGCCGTTCGCTGATGAAACGCAATTCAAGCGGGCGTTGCACGTCATGCTCGCGCGGCAAATTTCCGAGAAAACACATTGAATCGCGGGCTGTATGGATGTACAGTAGTCAAGTGCCCACGATGCGGCACCGACGGAGTGGCCACGATGGCGCACTTTAGCTTCACCCGAGCGGCCACGATGGCGGCTCAGCTTCACCCGGCTGCGGTACGATCCCCAGCACTCCAAAGCCCCGAGCGGTCCCGGAGACACATGCCCCAGCAAATTGCTGGCGTTTTACTGTTGTCTATCTGGAGCCGCTTTTTTGTGCGCACCCTCCAGACAAACGGAGGGCTTCATGATCGAAACCCAAAATCAAACTCGTAGCTTTGCGCTCGAACGTGCGGCGAGCACGGGAAACACTTTCCCCGCCGTCTGTGCCACTTCAGCCGAAGTCGATCGCGGCGACTATATCGAAGTTTTAGACCTGTCCCGCTGCGATCTATCACGCGCACCATTGCCGTTGCTCGAAAGCCACAATTCTTCAGCACTCAATATTGGCGTGGCCGAATTGTTTACGGTGGATGGCCCTAAATTGCGCTGCAGTATCCGCTTTGGCAAAAGCGCACGCGCTCTGGAATTAGCTGAGGACATTCGTGCTGGAATCGTTCGCTCACTGTCTGTCGGATATGAGCTTTCCGATCCAATCCAAACCGGCGAGCGTGACGGTTTGCCAATTTACAGCTTCAAATTTATGCTGCACGAGGTGAGTCTGGTTTCAATTCCGGCTGATACTCAAAGCGGCTTTTTTAGATCTTCTTCAAGGAAAAACATTATGGAAAGCCAAACAAATTATCAGCAATCAGAAACTGACCGCATTGCAGCAATTCGCGGCATGGCCGATCTTCACGATTTACAGCAACTGGGCATATCGGCGATTGCCGAAGGTTTAAGCCTGGCTGATTTTAATCGCAGAGCGCTGGACGCGGTTAGCACTCGCAACGATAACGCACGGACAGATTTTCGCGACACTGGCGTTGAGCGATCAACACCGCCACACAGCCCGAATCATTACGCCGGACTGCCTTGCGATAATTCCGCCTTTGGCCGTTCGATGGACAATTACTCGCTCTTGCGCGTTTTGCGCGGCATCTCTGATCCGAGAGCACTTGGCGAAGCCGGACTCGAGCTTGAAATTTCCAGCGATATGCAGAGAGTGCTGGGCCGACGCTCAAAAGGAATTCTGATCCCTTATGAGGCACTGCAGCAACGCGCCGTTACCAAGGCAGGCTCTGGCGGCAACCTGGTCGGAACCGATCACCTGGCCGGTTCATTCATTGATGTTTTGAGAAATTCCTCAGTTGTTATGTCACTAGGCCCGACGGTTCTGCGCGGCCTGCAGGGCGACGTAAGCATCCCTCGCAAAACTTCAGGCGCGAGCGCTTCTTGGATTGCGGGCGATGATGCCGACTCTATCACTCCAAGCGATGTTGCACTGGATGAAGTTTCGCTCGCACCGAAAACTGTCGGCGGCGCTGTAACTTTTTCTCACAAGCTTGTCGTTCAAAGCTCGCCGGATATTGAGTCGATGGTTCGTCAGGATTTGGCGGATTTGATCGCGTCGGAAATTGATCTTAAGGCAATTTCTGGCACAGGCGCGAGCAATCAACCGCGCGGCATTTTGGCAACCACTGGAATCAGCGTGCTCGATTTTGCGGCTGACGATCCCACTTACGCCGAGCTGGTGCTCATGGAAACGGCGATCGCCAACGCAAACGCCGATCGGGGCAACCTGTCATGGCTGATGAATCCCGCCATGGCGGCGGCGCTCAAGACTACACCCAAGCAAGGCTCTGGCGTTGAAGGTAACTTCATTCTGGCCGATGGGCGGGCGCTGGACATTCCCGCTTTACGCACCGCCAACGTGCCCGCCGGGCGCTTAATTTTGGGCAACTGGCAGCACCTGATGGTTGGCTTTTGGGGCGGCGTCGAAATTGATGCTGATCCATATGGCTCCAACTTTTTGAAGGGCAGCATCACGGTGCGAGTTTTGGCCGACATCGACATCGGGGTTCGCCATCCCGGAGCGTTCTCTGTCGGTTTTAACGCACCGTAAGTAAATGGCATTACCGCTGGGCATGGGGCGGAAAGCGATCGGGCCATGCAGGAATCCTTCCTGTGCCACTGATCGCAGGGCGTGCGTCCTCACATACGCACACGCGTCTGCCTTTGGCCGGAACGGGTTTCGGCACCTCGGACGCACTTATTCAATAGGAGCTAGGTATGATTATTCAACTCAGTAAGTGCGTGCACTTGCGCCGCACACGCGGCTGGTTCCTCGGTTACAGGTGGCAACTGTTTCTTCTGACCGGCGAGGAGTTCGGATCAATGACGGATCGACTCAGCACCGACGCGATGCAATTGGCGATGTTCCGGATGAGGTTTCCGCGTGGCGACCTTGCTTTGTTTATCCAAGCCGTTAACAACCCGCAGGTCACACCGCACAACCCGCGTCACGACAAACCAGAGCCGGTCGTTAACCTGGCACCGCGCAACACCGGGCTTTCATTGCGCGAGCCACTGCTGTTCGCACCCGAGTCTGCGCGATGATAGAGATTAACGATTGTTTCCGGCTGCGATCTTCAAAGCAATCACACTGGAATTTCACTTTGTGGCACCTTGAAGAATGGCTGCCCGGCACTCGCATTGAAGGCGTCTGGCATCGCTGTAGCGAGCGAATGAAGCACGGCGACATGGATTCTCTGCTGGAACAAATGCTGTGCCCCACAGGCCCGCACGAGGCGTTTCGGGCTGCTGAAGAGCGGGGTCCTAAGGGAGCTTTTGCGCCTCGGGTGTCAAAGCCGCCCGGTCTCCCCCTAGAAAAAATACACCCCTAAAGGCCACCGCATGAAGCAGTCAATATCTGAGCTATCACACCTCACCGGCTTTGATCGCCGCCGTATTCGTGCAGCGCTGTGCGACCTACCTGCGAGCAAGGGCGCGAAGGGCGCTCTGCTTTACGAAACCATCGAGGCACTGCCACTGCTTTACCTGCAACCGGGCGATGGCGATACGTTTGATCTGACTGATGAGCGCGCAAGATTGGCACACCACCAAGCGAACCGCGCCGAGCTGGAAGCTAATCTACTCGCCGGTTCACTGATCCAAATTGAGGCCGTGGCTGACGTTGTGGGCGAAGAATACGCGAACGCTCGATCACGACTCCTGGCGATCCCGTCGAGAGCCGCACCGCAAGTTATTGGACTGAGCATTGTTGCGGTAAAGGCTCTGCTGGACGATATGATTTTTGAGGCGCTGGACGAACTCACCGCTGACGCTCCACCCGCGCAAGCCCTGTAATTTTCCACACCTCGCGCACACCTAAAGAGGGTCGGTGGCGGCCCTCTTTCTGCAAGGGCGGGCTAAATTAACTAGTGCCGGTGCCGACACTAGTTTAACCAAAATCAGCGAGATTCGAGTGCTAATGCCGACCCCGCCTCTTTCTGCAAGGCGGCCTCAATTAACTAGTGGGGGTGCCCCCACTAGTTTAACCCGAAAGCAGATCATGCCGAGC